AAATCCGGCTGTGGACTCGTTGCCGTCGTTCCGTTTTCTAATATTCCTTTTATGGCTTTTCCTAAGTTAATCATTTCATATAACTATTAAACTCGCGACGGTAACCCGCAATTTGTTGAGCCCTCATTACTTTGTGGGTTCGGTTCATCGCCTTCGTGAATAACCCTTTGTATTTTGTGTTGTGGCTTTTTTCGCTTCCCGCGTAACCGCTTTCCGTAATCGCGGCGAACCAACCATCCTGGCGACTGTTTGGCGTCACCGTTTTATTAACACCGGAACGCGGCCCGGCAAAAATCATATTCGAATGCCCTCGAGCCGTCCAACTTCCAACGGAACGATATAACCGGCCAGGTTCAACGGTTAACCGAATTGATTTGTTTCTATAAATATCAACCGGTTTTTTTGATTTCCCTATTTTAGAACGTGCCGCTTTTACGTAGGTCTTTGAAACTTTCCTATTTATCGAACGCATTTTTTTCGCGTTCTTTGCGCCGAACTTAGAACAATACGTTACACGTTTTAAAAACTTATTTAATGAACGTTTATCGAATTCAATTTCAACCATCTTGAACACCTTTTAAAACCGCGTGCAATTTCATAAATCTATTCCGCGCGTAGTGTGTTTCCTCAACGGTTTGAATTTCATACGTATCACTTTTATAAACGATCACATCATCCGGGCCGACGTCGGTACGGTACCGGATCGTAAAAATCAATTTACGCATCGGGAATTCCGTTTCCGATTTCGCCGGTTCGGATCCGCCGCGCGTGTCTATATTCGCCCACACTTCGGCAATTTGAGAAAACCCATCTACACGCTCACCGAAATCGTTCACCGTCGGAACCATTTGATTAAGTGTAATTCGTCTATCTAGCCTACCGATTCTCATACGAAATAAACGTTTCGATACGGTGATAATAACGCCTTTATTCCGTTCGGTAATTCCTTACTTACTATGGTTCCAACGATGAAATTTTCCCTTTGATCGTAATACTGCGAAAGCAATAAACGAACCGCGTGTTTAATCGCGTGCGGTAAGCTTGACGCCTTATAGCCAACGGTGCATTCAATCGTCACCGGTTGCGCTCGGTAATCATAAACATCCGGCAAAGGTTGTTTAAAAAATATTTTTGGTTGTGTCGGGTTTCCCGCTTCGAACCAATATAGCGACGCATCCAAAGTTTTTTCAACGTTACCTTGATCATGATATTTTATACTACTTATCGCGGTCAACGGGCCAACGGGTAAATTCGTGTTAATAAAATCCGGTAAGTAAAATTCAAAATCTGTAATTTGAGCCATTGCCTTGCCAATATAACTTTGAACTGCTCCAACTGAAACGTCAATCAACGCGGTAATCAATGCGTCTTCGTCATCGCTATCAACACGTAACCACGTTTTGGCGTCGGCCAAAGGTAAGACGCTCGTCCCCGTTACGCCGCTCACTAATTTCACTCTGTTAAATGTTACCCGCATAATTTAAAAATAAAAAAAACGCCGGCCGATGCAATACCGACCGGCGTTTAAAATTTAACCTTTGTTTATTACGATGCCGTAATTCCGTTTTCGAATGCAAACGCCGCCGGTTGTGTAAGATTGAAATCAATGAATTGATTCATTGTTATTTCAACTTGTGCCGTATTCTTAGCGCTGAAAGGATCGACTACAATGTCAATCGCTCCGAAGTACGCAAGGATCGCGTTAGACCAGTCACCAAATACCGCTTGACCTACGTTTGAGGACGCATCTGCCAAGTATGGCGTTTTATGATAGTTATAGCCTCTGATCGTGTTATTCATGTTATCGATCAATGCACTAACACCCGTAACGTTAACCGCTTTAGAAATGTACTCGTAAGCCGATGGCGAAAGTACAAAACGCGCGTTTGGCGTTAATCCTGAATCTTCCAATACCGCCGATTCTAGTGCCGCAATGATTGCCGCATAATCAGCCGTATCAGCCGCCGCGATGTCATTCACTCCGGTGATTCCTGTGATTCCTGTTATTCCCGTTCCGCCCGTGAAGATGTCAGAAAGAACCTTTCTTTCGTGTCCTCTTCTCAATGCGTTCGCGATAATGTTTTCAACGTCTCCCGTCGCTTGATACATCAACTGCTTTGAAAACTTCGTAGTATTTGCGTAACGCTTTGGAGAAAGTGTCAATTCATCCAAGTTCATACCTGAAGCCGCATCGTCATCCACTTCACCTTCAGCCGTTGCCGTCGCTTTATCGTGTTCTCTTGGGAACTGAACGTTTCCGGTCAAACCTCTAAGAACTTGCGTTCCCCATGCTTCAATTTCTAGCGGTGCAGTCAATCCTTCGATAAACGCCCCTACTTCCGTAGCAACAAATCCGGCGCCTTCGCCCGTTGTTTGAAAATTATCTTCTGCTCCGGTACGTTGGAACGATGCCGGGATAACGATACCCTGGCCGTGGTGTCCTTGTCTTGCGGCCTCTTGCTTCATTTCAGACGCTAAACCGCTCAACCCTTTACCATCCATCAAATCACGAACGCTTTCAGTAATCGAAAACCCTTTCTTCATTGAAGTGATTTCGTTTTCTTCGCTCTTTGAAGATGCACCCGCAACCGCGCGCGCTTTTAACATCGCTTCGGCTTTTTCCTTTAGCTCGATGCTTTTACTTGTTTCGTCGATTTTACCGACCAACTCCTCAAATCTCACTTTTTGCACGTCGTCCATTTCGGTCAAAACGTTCAAATCGTTCAATTCGTTTTCCATCGCTTTACGCGACGCTTTCAAATCATTTAGATTCATTTTATTCGCTTTATTAGATTTATTAATCGGTTCCGCGTCGCGCGCAACCATGTCTTTATTATCGTCAATAATTGTTTCATTTCCTAAAATTTCAACGTCGGTCGTGGCGCTCCTTACTGAACTACGCGGATCAGCCGGAACCGGTGCAATACTAACTTCTAACGGTTCCCAACTCGTTGCCATGTACGTCGGTGTGTCGCCGTCGCGATCCGTTACGGTGTATTCGTGAACACGATACCCAACCGAAACGCCTGAAATAATACCGTCGCGAACTTTCATCCAGGTATTGTCAACGTCCGGGGTTTTCGCAAATCTCAAAACCGCAACGCCGTGGCCGTCCTCTAATCGTGCCGCCTCAACTTTTCCCAAAACGCCATCCGTTCCGGTGTTCATGTGGTTATTTAAAACCGGGGCCGTTCCGTTTGTCATTCGCTCCATTCTAACATGATCCGGCGAAAAACTTAACACCTCATTAAAATACGTGTTATTCTGACCGTCAAAACGCTGAACTGGGTACGTAGTTCCAAACGTAACTTCGACCGTTCTATTTTCTTCGTTAACACTTGAAACAACCGGGGCCGCTTCGCGTGTTTCAATTTTTTTATTTTCCATACCTTCCAAGTTTTTACCGTAACCGCTCCCGGTTGCGTCGGTGTGTTTTTCGCACGCCATGTAAACCGTTTCCCCATTCAATTCGTGGGTGTGACTTCCGACGCATCCGATTTTTTCCGCGTGTGCTTCGGCTTCGGCCTTCGTGCTAAATACCGGCTCGCCGTCAACCGTTCCAACTTCGGCGCGTTCTTCTTTTTTTTCTTTTAATTCATTCATAACGCTTTTCATTTTCGCCATTCCCAAAACGCCAACGGTTCCCCATTTTATTTGAGCAACTAACCCCGCAACGTTCGAAACGTTCGGAGATTCGTCGGCCAGGTGTGCGCCGTCTCTAAAATGCCGGGCGCTCCATGCTTCACGTTCTCGAATCCAATCCAACACCGCCGGCGCGTCGTCACCTTCCAAGGCACGGCCCCATAATTTAAACGCATCGTTCCCGCGGATGTTTCCGCCCGCCGCCCAAATATCGGGATAATCCGATTTTAATTTTTCAGCGTAATCGCGATCAAATCGCTCATATCCGCTATTTCGTAAACTAACGGCCATATCATCTCCTTTCGTTGGAAAATCAGATACCGCCATCGCTAATTTTTTTAGAATACGCTTCTAACTCCGTCAACGCGATTTGATTCACTTGAACCGTGTGAACGTCGCCGCCTTGTATCGCGTTCATCCTTTCCTTTGCTCTTACTTCGTTCCGATTCATTACGCCGTTAATCAGCATTTTATCGTAAAACGCTGAACGTGCCGTCATATCGCCGCGCATCAATTCATCCAAATCGTGTCGGAATCCAACCGACGCGCGATCGGTGCGATTCAACAATTTCAAATTGTATTCGTTTTCCAACTTCGCCGCGATCGGTGCAATGCATTGATTAACAAACGCGCGGGCTTGGTTTTCATAATCGCCGTAACTCGATGAACCTAAACCAACCATCGCCGGCGGAATGTTAAAAATCCGACAAATTTCTTCGGCTTCGTGCTTCCGTGCGTCGGTGTTTTGTGCCTTGTCCGGTTCAACTCCGAAACGATGATATTTCATTCCGAACGGCATCATTCGGGTTTGTTTGCCCGCTTGACGTTCCCACGTATCCAACAACGTATTTATTTGTTCGGCTTCCAATGGTTCGTCACTTGTTAACAATCCATTCATAACACCGCCGCCATCGAAAAACTTCGCCGCGTAATATTGTGCCGCTTTGAATAAACCTAAACTTTCAGCGTTCAATTCTATCGGGCTTTTTCTCAATATCGCCGGTACGATAATCAAATCGTCCGGCATAATATATTCATCCTCGCCGATCTGGTAAACTTCGGCCCCTTCGATTTCCCCCGGCTTTACTTTATTACTGTGGAGCAATTCCAAACTTAAAACGTCGCCGGTTCTTTTATCTCTTATTATTCGAGCATAACCAACGCCGTATAAATACGACATCGCTATTAACGACTGTTTAAATTCGTTCGCCGTGCCTTTGTTATCCGGCGAAACGTTTAGAAGATAATTAGAAATATTATCAACGCGTTCAAAACCGCCTTCGTTTCGGTGTGCGTTTACCGGTAGCATCGCAACCGTTGACGCGATTTTATTAATGCAGGAATATACGACGCTTAATTGCATCGCATTGTTTGGCCCTATTTGTTGGCCGCTATTCGTTTCGCGGCCCAGGCCTAAATTCATCCAAAAATTTTTCGTGCCGGTATAGCCGACTGATTGCCGGATATTATTACCGCTGAATAAATCGCGCACGCGATCAATAAAACCCATGATGCAAATATAGCTAAAAATCTAAACCTA